AATTCTCAAAATCATCGGATATCTAATTTCCATCATTATATAAATGAATTGGTTAACGATGGCAGCTTCAGCTATAAAAATATCGAAGAGGTTCCTGATCAGGCATTCAAGGGTTTACTCAAGGATAAGGGTGTAAGTGGCATATTTAACGTCCCTTTAAAAACTCTTAATGGTAAGGTTATAGGAATACTAGGGGTTGACTATGTAAGATCATCTCCAGAGCTTAATGAAGATATGCTGCAGTTCATGAAAAGACAAGCTAGAATAGTAGCCGGATACCTGTTGTAAATAAATTAATTGAATTTTTTAGTCAATTAGTGTAAAATAAAGTGTATGAATTCTGAATTTTGCATGCAGTGCGGGTCTAAGGTCGAATTTGGCCTACAGGCGCCTAACTTCTGTCCGTCATGTGGATCACCGTTTAATGAAAGCGCTAAAGCGTCTACTACTGCTCCTGCAGTAGAAGAAGAGTCCATCAACGAAGGTGGATCCGTTCCTAGGCTTTCTAAGCTAGAATACTCCATAGGAGATAACGCTCGCCCCGTCACCTTTGGTGATTTGGCAGCTCAAGCTCAATCATCATCGCAGCCTTATGAAAAAGCGCCTGCTAGACCAGCTCCCCCCGCAGTCGAGGGAGAGGATATCCTAAAAGCCACTATTGCCGAATGTTCATCGGCTAGACAGCCAAAGGAACTTGGTGACTAAAAAAAAGTACTCTTATGAGGAAAAATATGAGGTCATTGAGCAGGAATTAAGAAAAAGACAAGGGAAGTGGTTTTTAACTTCCCTAGCATGGATAGATTTTGATGACGTTAAGCAGATCATCCGGACACATATTTACAAAAAATGGGATCAGTGGGACCAAGAGCGCCCACTTAAGCCATGGTTGAATCGAATCATTTCGAATCAACTTAAAAATATTCTTCGTAATTATTATAGTAATTTTGCTAAGCCTTGTCTTAGCTGCCCCTTTAATCAAAGCGGGGTAGCGGAAGAAGGGGCTAAAGGACTCTGTGGTTTTACTGCTAGTGGCGAGCAGTGCAGTGAATGCCCCCTTTATGCAAAATGGGAGAAGACTAAGAAAGCGGCTTATGATATAAAAATGCCGGTAGCCCTAGATTCCCACGCGCATACTCTTTATAGTGATCGCTCCTCATCTTTCGAGCTAGAAAGCGCGCAAGACAAGCTTAACGCAGAAATGAAACTTGTCTTAAGCGAGAAGAACTATTCTATATATGTAATGCTTTTTATAGAAAACCTAACTGACGAAGAGGTAGCTAAAGAACTTGGTTATCGGACTACAGAAAAAGGAAGAAAAGCGGGGTATAAACAATTAAAAAACCTAAAGAAGCAATTCAAGGAAAAAGCAGAAAGAATATTAAAAACCAAAGACATCTTCTATGGACAAGATAAAATTAACTGACGAGCAACAAAAGTATATTGACGAAAACTATAAGGAGACTCCGAATCTCATAGAGCTAACGAAATCTGTGTTTATGGACACTAATCTCGATGGCAGGTCAAGAGAAGGTCGGGCAGTAAGAGAATATATGGCTGCTAAGGATTACAAGTATAAAACTACAAAACACCCTAAAGTAAAAGGGGTAAACTTAAGCGCTGACAATAAAGAGTTCATTCTCGAGAATGTAGATGGAGGCATGAAAGCGTTTGAGATAGCAACTCTTCTTTTTGAGGACAGAAGGATCACGCCGTTGAGCAAAGAAACTTTAACTGTGGCCGAGTTTATCAGTAAAAATGCTCCTGAGCAAGTTCACCACGAAGATACGGCTCTAGGGCAGAAATACAAACCAGTGAAAGATCTGGGGGCTATTATAGAAAAAGTCAATTCCTGTGCCGATCAAACTTTCTCCGAGGAAAAGCTCACCGTACAGGTCAGAAAGAGCTTAGCGACGCTCCTTGGCTTCTTAAAAGCCCCTCGGTTAGTACAGACAATCAATAACTATACAAACAAAAACCATAGAGATCTTTTCGAGGCTGAATTCATTAGAGCGACATGGGACAAGCCCGACCTAACATCCGACGAGGTGAATCTTTATATCAACGTTTGTATCGATTACGTCAACTTGATGAATATACAAAAAGCAGTGGACAAACTTAATCACATGTTTGAACAGTGCGAAGACCAAAGAGAAATGACTGTCAGGCTTGCAGAACTGCTCAAAACTAAGAGCGAGGAATATAACCAATGTGAAAAGCGCATGGAAAGCCTTATAACTAGATTAAACGGTGACCGAGCCAAAAGAGTTCAAAATAAACATCAACAAAATGCATCCATACTTAGTTTAGTCCAATTGTTTCAGGAGGAAGAGGAGAGAGAGGTAATGATTAAGATTGCTGAGATGCAAAAAGAGCTGGTAGAAGAAGAAGCTAATAATCTAGAATCCATGCCAGACTGGAAGGCTCGGGTTTTGGGGCTTCGGAAAGAGGATGTAATATAATGGGTCCGATATGCAAAGAATGCGGCAAGATCTTTAAAAACGATAATGGCTTGCATCGGCATATCAAAGTTCACCAAATGTCAGTAGCTGAATACTATACTAAGCACTACCCTAGAAAGAACAGGCTTACAGGGGATCCCCTACCCTTTAAGAATAAATTTGACTATTTCAATACTGACTTCTCTACCAGAGCACAACTAATCAAATGGTGTTATAAGGAGAACTCTGATAATGTAAATGAATACATACTAAAGCAATTAAAGAACAGAGTAGAACAAAAAGAATTAAAGTATGCACCTAACCATATAGAAATAGAAATAAATAAATTACCCCCTATCGATGTATATAAGAGGAATTTCGGGGGTTATGGACAAGCTTGCAAAGAGCTTGGCCTTGAACCAATATATAATAAAGGCATAACAAAAGACTTTTTCCGGAAAAAAAATTCAATAGAAGAAATTCCAATCTATATAGACACCCGTGAACAGAAACCTCTTTCTTTTGAAAACAGCAAAGAAATGAAGCTGGACTTTGGAGACTACACAATGGGCGGCGATAACTATGCCTATACGTACGTTGACCGCAAAAGCGAGGGTGACTTCAAGGGAACCCTTGGCGGAGGCTTTAAACGCTTCCGTAGGGAGCTACAAAGGGCAAAGGAGTTTAATTCTTATTTATATGTGGTTACTGAAAGCAGTATAGCCAATATACAGCGCAATAATAATTTTGGCCCCCACAAATCTAATCTTGCTTATTTATGGCATAATATGCGTTTATTAACTCATGAGTTTAAAGGGCATTGCCAGTTTCTTTTTACTGGTAATAGAGGTGCTTCCGAATTAATTATTCCTAAGCTTCTTTATTATGGTAAAGAATTATGGGATGTTGATTTGCAATATTTTTTTGATAATTATGGAATCGAATAACATTAAGCTTCTTCAGCGCGAAATACTTACGCAACAAAAGCAAATTAACGAATTGTATGTAGTGATAGATACATTACAAGCCAATTTGCGAAGCGCAGTTTCTCAAATAAGAGAAATAGATCAAAGAAAAATAACTAAGGGGCAAAGTTATAAATGGTGTGCCAACTGGAAGCCGGGAGACGAAAAATCATGACATGGATAGACGGTAAGCAACAAGAGAGAAACAAGCACTCTACTGAGATCAATCAAGAGATCTTAGCAAAGAAGGGTTTTATAGAAGAGCGCGAAGCGAAAATACTTTTATATAAGTTTCTTCGAGCTAATACCACTTTTGCAGTTGATATGCTTAGTGGTGTTAAATTATTTCCTTTTCAACACATGGCCGTTAAGGCCATGCTTGAATCTGATTATTTTATGGGAGTATGGTCTCGTGGTATGTCTAAATCTTTTACTACGGCAATATTTGCATTTCTTGATGCCATTCTGAATCAAGGGGTTGAGATAGGCATTATATCCAAATCTTTTCGTCAGGCTAAAATGATATTTAAAAAAATAGAAGATATCCTAGGTAAGCCTGAGGCCGCGATGCTAGCGCAATGCGTTACCCGAAAAGCTAAGAATAATGATCAGTGGACTCTAGAAATAGGCACTAGCCGTATTCATGCATTACCGCTAGGTGATGGTGAAAAACTTCGGGGCTTTCGCTTTCACCGAATTATTATTGATGAGTTTTTATTGATGCCCGAAAGAATTTATAATGAAGTTATAGTTCCGTTTTTGTCGGTTGTTGAAAATCCAACAGAACGTGAAGATCTTTATAATTTGGAGACCAAGATGATCGAGGAGGGAAGAATGACCGAGGAAGATCGTCATGTGTGGCCGAATAATAAACTTATCATGTTATCATCGGCGTCTTATAAATTTGAATACATGTACAAACTTTACGATAAATTTGAGAATCTAATTCAAGGTACTATTCCTGAAGACGGCAATGCTCACAGGACTATTATGCACTTTAGTTATGACTGCGCTCCCCAGCAACTCTACGATCAAAACCTTATAAACCAAGCTAAGGCTAGTATGAGCCAAAGCCAGTTTGACAGGGAGTTTGGGGCGGTTTTTACTGATGATAGCTCGGGGTACTTTAAAATATCCAAGATGGCTAAATGTACTATCCCTGACGGGCAATCACCTTGTGTGGAAGTGGCTGGAGAACCGGGAGATAAATATTTATTGGCATTTGACCCTAGTTGGGCTGAAAGTGAGAGTAGTGATAATTTTGCTATTCACATGTTTAAACTTAATGACGAGTCCAAGACCGGTACTTTAGTTCATAGTTATGCTTTATCAGGGGCCCGTATGAAAGATCATATTTTTTACTTTCATTATCTGATGACTCACTTTAATGTAGTGGCTATCGTAGGGGATTATAATGGTGGCGTTCAGTTTATGAGTGCGTGCAATGAGAGCAGCCTTTTTAAGCAAAGCAACCTCAAGATAGGGACTATCTCGGCTGACCTTGATAAATTGGAAAATTATCAAGATGGATTGAGAACCGCTAAATCAGAATACAATTTAAGCGAAAATAAAATCTGTATACTTCGAAAGCCAACATCCCAGTGGATTCGAGGTGCTAATGAATTACTTCAATCTAATTTTGATCATGGGCGAATATTTTTCGGGGCCAGAGCTGTTAATGATGATTACCAGAAACAAAGGAACAAAAGAATACCAATCAAGGAGTTAAGGTTTCTGCGGTTAATGGATGAACAGGATAAGCAGAATAACGCTGCTAAAATGATAGATTTTGTAGAGCACCAAGTAGATATGATAGAAAAGGCAAAGGCTGAGTCCGCTCTAATACAAATTAAGA